TGTCCGGGTTTCCCGCCCACTTCCGTGGGCGGGATTTTGCCGGATATGCTGCGGCGATTAGACAAAAAAGCAGGGGGCCAGCGCCCAGGAATAGTAGGCGGTGTAATAGCCGGCGCTGCCGTCGGTGTCGACAAGGCAGAAATTGCCGCGGCTGCTCGAATAGACGGAACGGCACCACACACTGGCCGCCGTGCCGGTGGCGTTGTGCCTATAATGTACCTTGCTGTTTCCGGCCCGGTAATAGTCATATTGGGCCTGGTAATTCTTCTCCGCACTGTTGGCGTAGTACCTGGCCCCGTGGTATTCAAACTCCGAAAGCAGCGGCAGCAGATCCGTGGTGCTGGTGACATAGCTGGCGGCGTCACTTCCGCCGCCGGTGTTGTCGCTGTACTTGGTGGCCGGCTTCATAACCGCCCGGAGATCCGCCGGCAGGGCTGCCAGCAGGGTGTTGGCCGCGGGGCTGGTGGCGCTGGCGCTGTTGCTGCCCAGCACGGTTTTTCTCATGTGGCTGTTATTCCACCCGCCGCTGTTCGTGTTCGACGTGTTCATGGTAAAGGCGCCGGTGGTGCTGGTATAGTTGCTGTAATTGCCGTCTACCAGGCCCACCAGGGTGCCGTTGATCTTGCCGATCTGGAAATGGATCCGGTTGCTGCCCTCGCGGCTGGCGTTGTGGTTGAAACCCAGGATAAACACGGAAATGGCCAGATTGGAGATCGTCGTGGCGCCCACCTTGCCGTTGATCGTGATCCCCTTGGCGTCGCCCACGCTCCAGTAATTGGACCCCTTTCCGGCGTCGGACACGGCGCGGATCGTTGCCCAGCTGTTGGAGGCCAGCGTGTTGGAAATGCTGGTGACCGTCACCGGGGTGGTGGTCGTCTTGGTCACGCCGCCCTCGGAATAGCTGACAGTGACCGCCGTGGTGTTGGCTGCCATGGTGGTGGGGCTGCAGGTGTAGCCGGTGACGGTTTTTTTGCTGCCGTCCGCCATGGTAGCGGTGACCACCATTCCCGCGCTGTTGAACGTTTCGCCGGTGAAATAGGAGGTTTTCGTGGGTGCGTGGGTCACCGCGATACTGGAAAGGTAGTTGCTCACGGTAATGGCCTGGGTGCAGGTCTTACTCACGCCGCCCTCTGCATAGGTAATCGTGATCGTGGTATTGGACAGTCCCAGGGCGCCGGTGGGTGAATAGGTCCAGCCGGTCACCACGCGGGTGGCGTTGTCCGAATATTTGGCAGTAATCACCATTCCGGCGCTGCTGAACTTCTCCCCGTACTTGTAGGCGGTTTTCGCGGGTGCCGTCGTCACGGAAATGCTGGACAAGGTGCGGATCGTGATTGCCTGGGTGCAGGTCTTTGTGACGCCGTTTTCCGTGTAGGAGATCGTCACCGCCGTGTCCGTCTTGGAAAGGGCGCCGCTGGGGGTGTACG